GCTCTTCCGATCTTTAATGCTGCATCAATTACTGGTGTATCAGCATTTGTTCAAAATGGTAAATTAAGCATTTATGCTGAATCAGGCGCAGGCGATGATTTTAGTTCAGTTGATGTTAGTGTAACTATTTCAGGTACTGGTACAGTATTAGATGATTTAGGTATGGCAGCAGGCACATATAATGCACCAATCTTAAACTACTCAACTCACACAAATGTTCCACGTTGGAGATCAACAGATATTAGCCCACGTCCATCAGGTTCTGTATGGATTAAAACAACAGCGGTTAATTCAGGTACTGATATTATTGTTAAACAGTATAACGCAGCATCAGCAACATATTCGGATAAAACTTGTCCTGTATATGAAACAGATGCAGAAGCAAATTATAAATTAGATCCAGCTAATGGTGGTGCTAATATTGCTAAAGGTTCTGTTTACGCTCAGTATGATGTACAAAACAATGATACATCGACATTAAAATTACTTGAACGTATTGCAACTGGTAACACTGTAATTGTTGGTGCATCAACAGCACCAAGTTTTACAGCAGGTGATCAATTTTCTGTTTCAGCAAGTGCAGCAGGCTCATCGGCTATGACAAGTGTTACAACGGTAACAATCAATGGCACAGAAGCTGAAGATTTTGTTACTGCATTTTTATCAGCAGGTGTTGATAATGTTACAGCTAGTGTACAAGCAACAGGCGCAATTGCAATTGAACATACACAAGGCGGCGTAATTTATATTAAAAATGTTACAGGTACTCCAATTGATGATGCAGGCTTTGTTGACTCGATTGACGGTGTTCGCCCATTGGTTGAAGCAGGTACAATCACAGGCTTATCATTATCGAACTGGAATACATTGGTTTACACAGCAAGTAATAACCGTCCAGGACAAGATCCATTACCAGGTACTAAATGGTACTACTCAGTAATTGACGAAGTTGATATTATGATTCACGACGGTCAAGGTTGGGCAGGTTACCGTAACGTATCAAATGATATCCGCGGAATGGATTTAACATTAACTGACCCTGAAGGCCCACAAGTTGGCGCAACTGCTCCATCAACACAGGCATCAGGCGACCCACTTGTATATGGTGACTTATGGTTAGATACTTCAGACTTAGATAATTATCCGATGATTTATCGTTGGGAGAATCCAGAAGGTATTGATCAATGGGTTCCAATCGATAATGCTGATCAAACAAGCGTTAACGGTGTTGTGTTTGCAGATGCGCGTTGGGACTTAGATGGCACAACTGACCCAGTATCAGACCCATTGACTGCAATTACAGATTTATTAACTAGTGATTACATTGATCCAGACGCACCTGAAGAATCATTATACCCAACAGGTACATTATTATTCAACACACGTCGTTCAGGATACACTGTTAAAGAATTTAGAACAAATTACTTCAATGAATTTGACTTTGACTTTACTTCAAACCCACAACCAGCAGAAACAAATGCTTGGGTTACTGTAAGCGGTAACAAAAACGATGGTTCACCTTACATGGGTCGTCAAGCGCAACGTGCAATGGTTGTTGAAGCAATGAAGGCAGCAATTGACACAAGCACAGAGATCCGTGAAGAACAACGTTACTTTAACTTAATTGCATCACCTGGATATCCAGAGTTACATGCTAACATGGTACGTTTAAATAACGATCGTAGACAAACTGCATTCGTTATTGGTGATACACCAATGCGTATGGATGACAGTGGCAATTCAATTCTTGAATGGTCTTCGAACAACGGTGGATTAGGTTTACCGACTGGTGATGGATTAGCAGTAACTAATCCTTACTTAGGTGTTTTCTACCCATCAGGTCAAACAAACGATTTAGAAGGCAACCCAATTGTTGTTCCACCATCACATGCTATGCTAAGAACAATTATCCGCAATGACCAAATTGCTTATCCTTGGTTTGCACCAGCAGGTACACGCCGCGGCACAATTGACAACATGTCGGCATTAGGTTATGTAGATAATGGTGAGTTTGTACAAGTTGCAAACCGTAATACAGTACGTGACACATTATACGAAAACAATGTAAACCCATTAACATTTATTCAAGGAACTGGATTAGTTAACTATGGTAATAAAACTACACACAGTGGTTCAGCATTAGATCGTATTAACGTTTCTCGTTTAGTTGCATATATGCGTAGACAAATTGAATATATTGCTAAGAACTACTTATTTGAACCAAATGATAAATTAACTCGTGACGAGATTAAAGGTCAAATGGAACAATTATGTAACGATTTAGTTGCTAAACGTGCATTATATGACTACTTAGTTGTTTGTGATGAATCAAACAATACACCATACAGAATAGATCGCAACGAGCTTTGGGTTGATATCGCTATCGAACCAGTTAAAGCAGTTGAATTTATCTATATTCCACTTCGTATTAAAAACACAGGTGAAATTAGTGGTGCAGCATAATAGCTAACGCTAATAAAAAAGCCCCGCAAGGGGCTTTTTTTATGGCTTTTTTTCGGTTGTCAATGAAGATAAATAATAATACATTTAAAATAGAATTTTTAGGAGAGACATATTATGTCAGTTTCATCTTTAAATAGAATGACAGTACCTTTAAGTGGTGATCAATCATCATCAACTCAAGGTTTGTTAATGCCTAAGTTAGCATATCGTTTCCGCGTTATCTTTGAAAACTTTGGTGTATCAACTCCACGTTCGGAGTTAACAAAACAAGTAATTGACGTGTCAAGACCACAGTTAACACACGAACCAATCACTCTTGATGTTTATAACTCTAAAGTACATTTAGCAGGTAAACATTCATGGAATGATATCACTGTTAACTTACGTGATGATGCTACAGGTGCAGTTGCACGTTTAGTCGGCGAGCAAATGCAACGTCAATTAGACCATATGGAACAAGCGTCAGCTTCATCAGGTATTGATTACAAATTCACAATGCGTGTTGAAGTATTAGACGGTGGTAACGGTGCTCATGAACCAACAGTTTTAGAAACTTGGGAATTATACGGTTGTTTTGTTACAGGTGCAGAATACTCAGGTATGGCATACGGAACGAACGATGTTGCTACAGTTGGCTTAACAGTTAAGTACGATAACGCATTACAAACTCCATTAGGATCAGGTATTGGTACAGACGTTGGTCGTACATTAGGTGACGTTGTAACAGGCTAATGGCATTTGGAAGTTTCCTTAGTGGGCTTGTCGGTGGTAATTTTGTTGATGACTTCACCGGCGGCCTACTAGGTTCAGATTATTTCAAAGACTATAAACACGCCAGTAAAGTTTTTACAGGCGACAGTTATGCCAATGCGCCACAGTTCAAATTCCTCTTTCATGTTTACTTTACGTTAAACACAGGAGAGATCGAAGGTTTAGCTAATGTAATGCCATTGAGCGATAATGCCACAATTGGTGTATTAGTTAAAACAGCAGAATTACCTAGCTACTCAGCTCAAGTAAAACCATATAATCAATATAATCGTAAACGTTACGTTCAAACAGGTATAGAATACCGTCCGGTTAACATTCAATTCCATGACGACGGATCAGATTTAGTTCGTAGTATGTGGTATAATTACATGACATACTATTATTCAGATTCAAGACATACATACGATGGTAGGTCATTGGGGTATGAAGAAACTAAGTTTGATTTTAACAAGCGTGATATCTATGATAATCTAAGATCAGTGAATGATTGGGGTTTCAATGGCGATAACGCCAATGGATCATATAAGCCTAACTTCTTCAAAGATATTAAGATTTATGGATTGAATCGTGGTAACTTTGTACAATATACATTAGTTAATCCTATTATCACAGATTGGCAACACGATACATTTGATTATGCTCAAGGTGCTGGTACTATGACAAATAATATGACGTTGCAGTACGAAGCAGTAAAATATCAACGTGGTAACATTGGAAGTTTAAATACTACAGAAGTACTTGGCTTTGGTGATACAGCTCACTATGATAGAGAACCGAGTAAACTATCTAAAGCAGGATCGACTAATTCGATATTAGGACAATCGGGTCTATTAGACGCAGGTTCTAGTATTGTTGAAGATTTAGTACCAGGTGGTGACGGTAAGATTAATATATTAGGTGCAGCATTAACAGCGGGTAGAACAGCATATACGTGGAAAGATGGTGGTTTAAGTGATGCATTCAAAGAAGAAGGCACAGCATTAGTTGGTGGATTAGCATCAACGGCATTAAGATCAAATGTTGTTACTAATGCGTTAAATGGATTTAGTTTTCCTAAGTCAACATCGAATAATACAGACGCTACTACAACTAATAGCAATAGTAATGCAACTAGCGCATCTAATAGATCAAGTGTTAGAACAACATCTGCACCAGTTAACACACAAAACAATGGTTCGGGTGTAACATCAAATGGGTCAGATGTTACTTACGGTCAAACTGCAAGTGGGTTAAATAGACAAGCTGACCCAACATCAGTTATAACGAAGTTGAAATAAAATGGCAGAAATACAAAAAGCAGAATCAGTTACAAGAATAAGTGATAGGTTTTATGAATTAGATCTTGTTGTAGATTCCAACGAGTGGGATACAGTATATTCTTATTTTAAAAAAATAATGAATGATCCTGACATTGCTAATAATTTTGCTACTATTGTATTTCGTATATCTAAAAAGAATGATGTTAATGCATTAGAGTTATTAGAAAGTCTAAAAGGTCAGGACGGTATGTCGTTAACAATGTCAATGGCATACATGATGAATAACGATCGTTCTAATTCTGTATTACTTGGTGTGGGCAACATTATCACACCAGACTATTATGCAGCAAGAAATGTAATACAGTGACATGGCAGCTAATTTCGCTAAAGGCAAATATCAAGTAAAAAATAAAAACAAGTATGTAGGCAAAGGCCAACCTACATATCGTAGCTCGTGGGAGATGACATTTATGAACTTCTGCGACAACAATCCAAACATTATACAATGGGCTAGTGAGCCTATTGCTATTCCGTATAGACATCCATATACAAACAAACGCACTAATTATGTACCAGACTTCTTTGTGCTTTACAAAGATAAAGCAGGAAGACAAGTTGCAGAAATGATCGAAATCAAACCTTACGGCCAAGCCGTATTAAAAGAAGGCATGAATGAACGTCAGAAGCAAACATTAGCAATTAACATGGCTAAGTGGGAATCTGCTAAAGCCTGGTGCAAACAACAAAAAATGAAGTTCAGAGTCGTAACAGAAAAAGACATTTACCGCCAATAACACTAATAAATAGTGTTATGACTAAAAAATTAGAAGAATTGTTCAACCTTCCAGACGACGACGAGAACGAACCAGCTCATCCTCAAAAGCAATATGAGGTAACAGACATAATCGACGCCAAAGAAGATTTATCTATTGTTGAGAAAATAGATGAAGCATTACCGCGTGTTAAAGGTCTTGAAGCAAGTGATACCGAAATGGACGAACTTGCTGATTTAGCTAAAGATGCATTTAAAGATTTAATGGACACTGGTATGAATGTAGAAGCTCGTTTTGCTAACGAGATATTTTCTAGTGCTAGTTCATTCTTAGGACATGCCATTACAGCCAAGACAGCTAAGATGAATAAAAAGTTGAAGCAGGTAGAGCTACAACTTAAAAAAGCAAAGTTGGATATGGACAGAGGTGACGGCCCAGAAACTGCAAATGGCACTATGCTTGATCGCAATGAACTCATTGAAAAATTATTAAATCAAAATTCTAACAAAGATAATAAATAGTATTATAATTGGAGTTTAGAATGAAATCCTTACAAGAATACTTAACCGAGTCTAAAAAAGACTACGAATACCGCATTAAAATTGCAGGCGAACTATCTAAAGAGCAAATCGACGAAATTAAGCGTGGGTTTGCACAGTTTGATATGACACAGATTAGTGAGATAGCAAAAACACCTGTAACAAAATCACCATATGATTTTCCAAACTTGGAAAACGTTGAAGTTAGCATTTTTGATGTTAAGTTTAACTATCCAGCAGGCCAACAAAGCATACAACAAATTGCAGAAACAGCAGGCGTAAACATTGATCATGTTGTTGTTACAGGAACAGCATTTGATGAATCAATGAGTGCTGAATTAGAAATGCAAGCAGATAATTCAGGTGATGAACCATTACTAGAAAAGGATTATCCAGAACAAGATGCCGAGCAAAAGAAAGCAAGTGAAGCTTACGGTGACAGTTTCTTAAGTATGGTCAAAGAGTTAGAAACTCGCAAATACGAAATAGAAAAGGGCACCGACAATGGATAATATCTACAAAGTATTAGAAACACTCAAGAACGTTGAAGAAGAAAAAGACGATAAAATCGAAAACGCTGAAGTAGTATCTGAGGCAAAAGGCGGACCATTCCAAACACGCGAAAAAGCAGAAGCTGATGCACGTTCAGAAATCGGCGGCGGCGATGAAGGCACTAATTATCGAATCGAAAAGAAAGACGATGGTTATTACTGGGACGAGAAAATTAATGAATCTAACTTATATCACATCTTAGATACTTTGTATTACAAAGTATCTGAAGAACAATTAAACGAAGGACCAGAAGATTTAATAGCTAATTTAAAAGACCGTCGCAAAACATTTAGACAAGCGGCAGCAGATAGCGGGTTAGCAGATAAATCAATGAAGACTCCACAACAAACAGCACAAGCTCCACAACAACCAGAAAAGAAAGATAAAGGTTGGTTCAGTTCTTTATTTGATGATGTAGTCTCAGAAAATAATGATCAATTAACTGATAATGTAGCAGCAAGAATTATTAGATACTTAGAAAGAGAAAACCCAGACGTATTCAAACAACACGGTAGCGAATACGTTTACGATATCGCACATCAAAATGCACACGACTTATGTTATGATTGGCCAGAAGGTGAAGGCTTTGGATCAAGCGATGCCTACGGTGCTATTCAAGGCACATTACGTGACTTAGGATTAAACGAAGAAGGCACTCGTGTACAGCAAATGGGTACTAAAACAGTTGTAAACACACAAGATGGTGATAGACACGAATTTGATGATCCAGCAATGGCACAAGAATTCATTGCACAAAAAGATATGATGGACAGTAAAGATATGAGCAAATTAAACGATAAATTTGAAAAAGTAATGGAAAACTTAAACGAAGACATTACAGTAACACAAATGGATCCACAAAACCCAGAAGGCGATACTGTTACAGTAACATCAAACGTAAACAATATTGACGCCTTACAAGGCTTATTAAGCAACGCAGGCTTAGGCAATGCAGCAAGCATGGAACCATACGCACCAGAGATTGATCCTGGTATGGACGCTGAATTAGACGGCGGTCCTGTAATGGGCATGGGCGGCAACGATTTAGCAGGCCCTACAGACTTACCAGCAATGGATGAGCCAGTCGGCGACGAAATGGGCGGAGACGATATGTCGACGTTTATGTCTATTGTTGATAAAGGTATGGAAGAACCTGACATGGACATGGAACCAGAAGTAGATATCGAGCCTCCAATGGAAGAGCGCGACATTGAACATGCTAATACTCCAGACGAAAAATTAGGCACAACTGATACATTAGTTAACAAATTATCAGGTGGCTTAAACGGTCCTAAAGATATGCCATATGCACCAGCTAACGGCGGAGACAATCCTCGTGCAGGCAAACGTGTATATGAAGATTCAGAAGACGCCGACGTATTACGTGGCTTAAACGATTTATATCAAAAATATAAAGGCTAATAACAATGGCAGCCAATGGTATATCAACATTACCAACTAAACGTGAACGCCAGGATGCTAAACTAGCATTAGCAGCAACAAAACGAGCCACCAACGGTAGACGTTCTACATTAGATGTTACAGAATTACCTACACGTTATACAGCCGGCGATAATACAAGTGTTGACGACAATCCAAATGCAGGCGGATTAGTCGAAGGTCGTCCGTGGAAGTAATATGAGAGCTAAAGAGTTTATAACAGAAAATAAGCATGGTGATTTACCAGGCACTTTTGCGGACTCTTTAACACATGCAGGATACACTGCTGACAAGTATTACGACATGTATCGTTTGTCTATGTTAATTGGACGTATGCCGGATGATGCAGATGATATAGATTTCTATTCATGGATTGGACAAACACCATACATTGGTGCATATAGTAAAGAAGAATACGAAATGATTCAAAAAGCAGCTAAACAAGTTGGCATTCCTTTTGGAACTCATGTGCCTTCAGAAAGTAAAGAACACGAAGCCGTTAACATAAAATCAATAACAAAACCATTTAAGGGATATTAAAATGAAATCACAAGATTTTTTAGCTGAAGCTACACCGGGCATGGACGAGATTAACGTTCCTAAGAAACTAGCAGCGGCAATTGCAAAAGAATATGATATTGAACATACTAAAGTTCCAGAGCCGTTAGAGAAAGCACCATCTAAAGCAGAAGCACAGAATAACTTAGTTATATTTGTAAAAGATGATGGTACTGCTTATGCTGTACACCAACGTAGAGATTCATACTGGCATTTCTGGACTTATAAGAACGGTGAAATAAAATACGCCGATAAGAAAAACATCGGCGATGTTAAAAAATTAATCGGCGCTACTAAAAAGAACGGACACTGGTATGCAGTCGAAGGCGGATGGGATGGAATCCGTTACCGCGATGAGAAACCAGCGAGTGATGTTGACAGTGTTAGAAAACGCGAAGAAGTAGGTCAAGGCGAAGTTTGGTACGATTATATGGACCGTGTATTTCTTCCTAAAATACAAGACAAGTTAAATGGCTATGCTGATGCTATCTATGCAGGCTTGCGTGAAATCCCACGTGACTATGACAAGTATGGTGACCATAACCCAGGCGGCATTAGACGTAATATTGTTGGTAATCGTGACAGACAAAGTGCTCGCGAAGCAGCATTAATGGCTGCCGAAGCAATTGAAAGCATTGCAGAGCATGGCTTTACTAAAAAGACAGTTGCTAAGTTCATTGAAACATACGGTACATTGCATCATGGGTATGGTAGTATTCCAGATAATGAAGCTGAGTTTCAAAAGTTAATGCAAGAAGAACCAGCAGCCCGAGCTAAGTTTGCTAAAACATTATTACAAATGGGTAAGAAAGAATACGAAAAAGTCCAAGAGCTTAAAATGTCTATCTTAAAAGATAAGATGCAGCCTAAAGAAAGCGAAGATCTTAACGACATTAAAATATTAGGTGGTATTAAATAGTTTTTATACCTTAGGACCATAAGGTATGGCTGGCGCTTACAGCCTTAGAACTTCCCTCGCTACCTCTAAGTTCTAAAAAGTAAGAAAACCTGCTTCGGCAGGTTTTATTTTGTTAAATACAATATTATGTCGAAGTCACTTGAAGGCGTCTTAGTTAAAAAAGCACACGCCAAACTTACATATACAGATGATGAACTTAAAGAGTTCATAGCTTGTGCCGATCAAGAGACCGGCCCTATGTTCTTTATGAGCAACTTCTTTCATATTCAGCATCCTAAAAAAGGTAAGTTGTTGTATGATCCTTTTGATTATCAAAAAGGACTAATTGATTCATATCATCATCACCGCTTCTCTATTAACTTATTGTCTAGGCAAACAGGTAAAACAACCACAGCCGCAGGATACTTACTTTGGTATGCTATGTTTAAAGCAGACTCTACTATCCTTATTGCAGCTCACAAATACTCTGGTGTACAAGAAATTATGCAGCGTATTCGTTATGCATACGAACTATGCCCAGACCATATACGAGCAGGTGTTACATCATATAACAAAGGTAGTATAGAGTTTGACAACGGCAGCCGATTGGTAGCCCAAGCAACCACTGAAAATACTGGACGTGGTATGTCTATTACACTTCTATACTTAGACGAATTTGCATTCGTACGTCCTAACATTGCGAAAGAGTTCTGGACTTCAATATCACCTACACTAGCAACTGGTGGTAGTGCAATTATTACTTCTACTCCGAACTCGGATGAGGATCAGTTTGCTTTACTATGGAAAGGCGCAAATAAAACAGAAGATGAATTCGGTAACACAACAGAATTAGGTGTTAACGGATTTAAGGCATACGAAGCTGACTGGCGCTGTCATCCAGATCGCGATGAACAGTGGGCAGCAGATGAAATGGGCCGTATCGGTGAAGAACGTTTTAGACGTGAGCATTTAAATGAGTTTATCATCAATGACGAAACATTAGTAGCAGCAACAACGTTAATTGACATGGAAGGGTCAGAACCAGCATATAAAGTAGGACAAGTGCGTTGGTGGGAAAAGCCAAAGAAAGGACATATCTATACAGTAGCATTAGATCCTAGTTTAGGTACAGGTGGTGATCCATCAGCAATACAAATATTTGACGCTACAACCACAACACAAATAGGCGAATGGAAACATAATAAAACGCCAGTGCAAATGCAAGTTAGAATCCTAGCAGACATTGTTAGAGAAATTCATGACCAAACACAAGACCCATTGAGCATCTATTATAGTATTGAAAACAATACACTAGGCGAAGCAGCATTAGTGTCCTTAGATAACTATGGCGAAGATAATATTCCTGGTATGATGTTAAACGATACACAAGGTCCTAAAACACCTGGGCGTAGAAGTCGTAAAGGATTCAACACAACAAACAAAGCAAAACTTACAGCTTGTGCTAAGTTCAAGCACTTGGTAGAATCAAAACGAATGACTATTAAGAGTGCTAGTTTAATATCAGAGCTTAAAAACTTTGTAGCAGTTGGTAATAGTTATGAAGCGAAGCCAGGCGAGACAGACGATTTGGTTATGGCAACATTATTAACAACTAGAATGCTAAACGTTTTAAAAGATTATCACAAAGAATTAAGTGATCAAATAACAGACTTCAATGATGAGATTATAGCTCCGATGCCGTTTATCGTGTTTTAGTACTATTCATCGTGTTTGTATAAATAAATGTATGTACAAACAAAACAAATATACTACCTGGTATTATAATATAATTTCTACTGCTCAAAGCAGGTCACTGACAGAAGGATATGCTGAAAAGCATCACATTATTCCACGTTCGTTAGGCGGAACAGATGACAAAGATAATTTAGTTGTATTAACTGCAAGAGAACACTTCGTCTGCCACCTACTACTCCCTAAGATGCTTAAAGGTTCCAACAAGAAAAAAATGTTATTTGCATTATGGGCAATGTCTAATCAACGTTCTGATGGTCAAGAGCAACGATATACTCCAACCGGAAGAATATACGAGCAGATAAAACAACAAGCAGTAGAAGCTATTAGAGAAGCATCCTTAAAGCAAGATAAATCACATCTTAAGGGCCGCAAGATAACCTGGGCAGACAAGATAAGTGAAACACTTAAAGGTCGTAAACCATCTGTAGAACGCAATGCTAAAGTAAGTAAATCACTTACAGGAAGAAAACGTTCCAAAGCAGAGTGCGAAGCAATTAGTAAAGGTCAACAAGGGTTTAAGTGGTATAACAATGGTACCAAAAATATTAAATGTCGACCTGAAGATGTGCCAGCAGGCTATACTCCAGGAATGTTTAAAACCTGTAAAAAATGATAAATCTAAATCTCAAGGATAAGTCAAAAGATGAGTTGCAAAAGCTCATTGAAGAGTTAAACTATAAAACAACAATAGCCCCATCACATCTAAGGCCATTAATAGTTCGTAATTTAAATATGGTAATAAAAGAATTTAAAAGTCGAAATCCAGACTAAATAGATTTGTATGTTACAGTGCAGGATAGCAAGTCTAAGTGTAAAGTCCAAGAAGTGAAATTGATATGCTAACACTACTCACTATCCTGACACTGTGATATACCCCATTTTGTACTATTATTTATGTAAAAGTTTTACATACTTAAATAAATTTCTCTAATAGAATGCCATTTATTGTATTTTGATTTAGTCATAAATACGATATTATGCGCTTATCAAATTTATTAAAAGAATTTACACAACGCAAACCTGTCTTAGAAAAAGATATGGCGCCTTCTACACTTTCAAAAGAAGTACAACAAATTATCAAAAGTGGTAACACACCAATGATTGGTGTAGAAATTGAAGTATGTATTCCTCGTGAAGATCACGAAGGATATGATCCAGAAGATGATCCGGATGTACCTAGCATCGATAATGACACTACATTAGATGATTTAAAATACTTCTTCGATCAAAACAGCAGTGATGACTGGATGGATTTTTCTCAAAGCTATGATGAGTGGGTATGGGAAAAAGTATCAGACCATCATTATGATAATGTAGAGAAAGCAAAAGATAATCCAGAACTATACAGCGGTGTAAAACAACGCTACATGCAAGAAGAAATTGATGCCGAAGGATTCAGAAGTCTATTAGATCAATTAAACATGGATGATGATTTTACAAACGAAGTTGTAGAAGAGATATTCGCAGATGCAATGAAAGCTCGTAAAAATATTGGGCCAGCAAGTACTTGGGCTTATGAAGACGAGACTAACATGAAGGTTAACTATCCTGGCGCTAACTTATACTTAGAAATTTTTTATGAAGATGGCGACTTTGACCATTATATGTATGAGTTCTTATCACAACAAGCAGAAGAAGAATATTGGGATCCATACGAAGAATTTACAGCAGGTATGTACATTAAAGATTATTATGGTGGCGCCCATGGCACAATGTATGACTTCTTTTTAGACAATACAGATTGGTTATATTGGCCACTTGGTAGCTTAGGTAACGAAGGTTATGACATGGATTTAGCCATGCAGATTAAAGATGCTATAGAAGGTGTTAGTGAGTATGATGTTATAGTATCATCGGATTATCATGGTGGCAGTGGACGCGGGCATAAGTGGATCATTGAAGAAGATAGTTCAATTGAAGTTGATGACGAAAATGATACAGCATACGAAATTGTTGGTCCTGCTATACCTTATACAGACATACATGAAATTGAAGCAGTGTTCCATTTATTAAGAACTCAGTTTAATGCATACACAAATAATTCAACAGGCTTACATGTTAATGTTAGCATCGAAGGTGTTGATCATAAGAAAGTAGATTATACTAAACTTGCTTTATTATTAGGTGACGAGCATATATTAGACAAGTTCGACAGACTTGGTAATGGATATGCTGCACCTGCATTAGATAGAATTGCAAGAGCAATGAATGATGCAGCAAATAAAACCAATCCATTTACAGGTCAACCTGCAGACAAGTATGCAAAGTTTATGGATAGTATTCGTTCTAAAATGAATACAAGTGTGCATGATTTATTGGGTGAATTAACAATTGACAAATATACCTCAATTGGTTTAAAAAATAATAGAATTGAATTCCGTTCTCCAGGTAATGCAAACTACTTAGACGATTGGGGCAAACTACAACAAACAATAGATCGGTTTGTTAGTACATACGCCATTGCAGCAGATCCAGAAGCACATAAACAAGAGTATGCTAAAAAGTTATACAGATTATTACAAGAGCCCAAAGATAAGGCACCAGTATATTCTAACGAAGTAATTAAATTATTCTCATTATATTCGTCGGGCAAAATTGACAAGCAAAGCCTAGTGCAAGGACTAAAAGGTGTACGTGGTGATCGTAATAAAGCAAAAGAAGAAAAAATAAAAGCACAGCAAAAACAAGAGTACACGCAAGCAAAGAATGATTTAATTGAATGGATAAAATATAATTCACCAGACCAAGCGATACATGCCGTTGACCCGATGTTACAATTTGCTTTACGAACAGAGCGTGGTAAACTTATGAAACAGCCAGGTGCAGAAGAAAAGTATGGAGATACTTCTAATCATCAATTTAAAATGGATGTGTTGGCTATAATTAAATCTAACTTATCTAAGAATATGGATTATTATAAAGAGTTAGCAGACAAAGAAAATCCAGACGGGCCAGCAGAGATGCCAAGCAATGCACCAGACATGAGTGATAAGTTTAATAATGCTGTAATGTTGATACATCAAAATTATAGATTAGCTGGTCGCGGCAACGAAGTAACAGAATATGATATTAAACCTGTCTTATTTCATGCAATACAACAAGAAAAAGCTCGTGGCAATGAAGATGAACAAGCATTAAGAAATGCATTTAGACGCTTATCGGCAGATATTAATTATTATAGAGATACAGGAATAGTAAACGTAGAAGCAGGATTTTCATAATGTCAAAATATTTAGAAGAACACAAGTCAGCAATACAAATGATAATAGCCGCTGGCGCTTTAATTACTGCTATTGCTGCGCCAATCGGGTTATGGTTAACATTTACAAATTATGTCGACGGTGTAGCAACAAAATTACAAGCAGATTATGTTGAGCGTGATCAATCTGTATTACAGAACACTGGTACAGCAATCGGTGTAAGAACAAAGATGCTTAAAGCGATTATTGAAGAATCTAATCTAGGTGGCTATAAAGCAATACAAGAAATATTAGAGCAACGTGCAGAGTTATTAAGTAAACGACTAGCAGACATGCAAGACTTGCCACATACAAACTATAAGAAAGGTTTAGTTCTTGATGAACTTAAACGTGTTGATGACATTTTAGAAGATGTAGAGAGGTTAATTAAAAAGGTAGATAAGATATGGGATCCAAACTTAGAATAATAGCGTTAATGTTTTTAGTAACGCCTGTTTATGCAATGGGCCCAACAAAGCATCCAGAATATGATCAAGCATTTGATCAATATATTCAAGAAGCAGAACGCCCTATACCCCAAAGCAGTATTCCAAAACCGACGGCACCAAAGCAAAGTTCTGTTATGCCAGCACCGGAACCTGTGTTAATAGTTCCTGCAGAGGTTGTGTCTGTACCAGACCGCAAGATTGCGACAGAAAAAGATATTTATATTCCGAAGTACTTTAAGTACCTACCGCCTAAGTATCGCGAAAAACTAATAGAAAAAAGAATAAAAAAAAAGCAGGCGGAGTTCGATAACCAACCAAGAGATGTAGAATTATGATGTACTCAGAAGAAGAAGCCAAAAGAAAATATTGCCCGCATATTAATAACCCATGTTTGGGCAAAGAATGTATGATGTTTTCGTTTGTGGTTAGAGAGTATAGATCACAAGAGCCTGTTAGATTAGGCGGTGCAGCAGCACTAGAAACTCATGTTACAACTAGACAAGACAAGTTAAAAAATAATACATGCTATGATAAAATTGATTTATATCATTGCGGATTAACAGCAAAGCCGGAAGTTAAATGAGATTATCTACTATATTAAATGAAGGAACTGATAATTTATATCATGCAACATCACCACATGCTGCATTAAAAATCCTTGTTGACAAACAATTCAAACTTACATCTAATATAGGCAATGATGTCGAAACAGCTAAACAGTATAAAGATTACGAATACTATTTGTCTACTACACGTTCTAAAGTAGGTGATTATCACCAACGTGTGTATAAGCAAGGCTTAATAATGAATTTAGACGGGCGTTGGATTAATCAACGATATCCTGTTAAACCAATTGACTACTGGGATCGTATGTGGTTTAATAAAGAAACAGGTGCTACTCACACAGATAGAACAAGCGAAGCCGAAGATCGTGTATTCAGTAAAGAGCCCACAATGCCAATTACTCCGTTGCAGGAAATACATGTATTCTGGCAAGAAGATGCAAATCCAGACTGGAACTTTATAGTACGCAGAATTTTCATCGAAGCTAAAAAGCAAGGCATTGGCATTTGGTTATACGATGACCCAAAACAATGGATGGCACAAAACAAGGCAAAAGCAATATCTATTGCTGATGCTAAAGAAAGATTACAAGGACAAGAAAAGCCAAGCTGGGGTATGAAGCGCGAAGACAAATATCTTAATGCGTGGCTTGAGTTATATTATAAAAAGTCTACAGCAGAGTTAAGTGACTACGGTAAAAAACAATACCGCGAGTTATGGGGCTGGGGCGATTTATCACAAGGCTTTGGTAATGATTTACGAAATGCATCAAAACCTAACTCGCATGGTTACGATGCAGCAACAAAGATTAGACAAATAATGCGTCAACAACGTTTACAAACGCCTGCGGACTTTATAGAGTTTATAAAGAAAAAGTGGGAGCCTATAAAAGACCGCGAACATGAAGCAGAGATGGCTGCATGGCGTAAAAAGAAAGAACAAGAAAAGCAAGCAGCCAACGAAGATTATGACTGGGAACAGGATGAAGGTATGGACTTTGTTAACCCATTACCTACAATTAAAGACACAACTATATGGGACGTTGTTGATAAAGTTGATGAGGTATTAATGGATAAGTCTGGACAAGGATATGAGTCATCAGAACAATATGCTAAAACTATGACTGCGATGCGTAATAAGTATGGTGTAATTAGACATATACCATTGAGCCAAGTTATTTGTACAGAGAAATATCTAGACCCAGAAAAAATTGATGCTGTGCGACAGGGAACGAGTGCCAGATCTTCTAGTGAATATCCTGTAGTAATCAAATACAATAACAAATACTATGCAGTTGATGGTAATCATCGTATTGTTGCAGCATATTTAAATGGCACCGGCACAGTTGAAGTTCAAATTTTAGACGCCGATAGGTTATTACAATGAGAGCAACAGAATTTATAATAGAAAGTGTATTAACCGAAAGTCAAATAATCTCATTGTTTGAACTTGAAGAATTAGATCGTAACACTATTTCTAAATTATTTCGCACAATGGATCATTATTTTTGTAAAGCAGCATTAGATAAGGATACAGAAGCAATAACAATAGTTGATAAATTAAAAAAGATTTTTGCCGCACATGATTTAGATATGGTGTACGGTGATTTAAGTGTAGATCGTTGTATGACATAAAGTATAGTTATTAAAATAAAAAATAGGCCATTAAATATTGTAATAAAGGAAAATATTTCAATGGCAAAAAAAGCATTTCTAGTAGGTATCAATTATCCAGATACAGATCACGCATTGCGTGGTTGTGTTAACGATGTTTTAATGACAGAATCGGCATTAACTACACATTTTGGTTTTGATGAAAATGATATTGTTGTGTTAACTGACAATAAAGCAACAGCAGCAAATATCAAAAACGGTCTTAGAGACTTAGTAAAAGATGCAAAAGCAGGAGATATATTATATTTCCATTTCTCGGGGCATGGCTCACAAATTCCAGATTCATTGTACGACACAGATTACGAAGCCGACGGCATGGATGAAATCTTATGTCCGATTGACTTAGATTGGTATTCTCGAGTTGTTAAAGATGATGACATCCGAGAGATTATTAAAGATGTTGATCCGGCTGTAAATTTAACAATGGTATTAGATTGCTGTCACAGTGGTTCGGGCACAGATGCTGAAAGTCAACATAATGTATTAACAGAAGAAGAAGCAGTTCCGGCAACCGACGATCCAATGAAATCACGTCAATTACCTATGCCAGATCACCTACAAGAAAGGCTTGTTGAAGGTAAAACAAGACATTTTGTAACAAGAGATGCAAGTGAACCGGGTGTTATTGTAACAGGGTGTCAAGAATATCAAACAAGTGCAGATGCTTATATTAACGGTCAATGGTGTGGTGCAGCAACATATCATTTATTAGAAGCCTTAAAGACTAATAAAAACTTAGTAACATATAAAACGTTAGTTCAAACAATGAACGAGAATTTAACACAACGTGGTTATACACAACGTCCGCAATTAGGTGGTGATGCATCGTGGCACCAGGAAAACTTTTTAAGTTTTAAAGAAGTTAAACCAGAAGTTGTCGAAGAAGAAATAAAACCAGATTTAGAGGATGAAGAATTATTCTTTGAATCGATTGACGATACCAATGATGAATCGAAAAAAACATTATTAGTAGCCGGAGCAGCGATTGTTGGATTTTTATTAATAATTGCAAATATGTGAATAAATATATTCTAGAGGTTAGAATTATGTCTGACATATATAAATGCGAACACTTTGCTATTCATGAATTAGTCCCGCGCAAAGTTTATGAGGATCGTGGCGAAAAAGCCTGGCAACTATTAGATTTACGTTTATTAGTAACACTAGATAGATTAAGAAAACGTTATGGCTCTATAACAATTAATAATTGGTATTGGGGCGGCGACAGAGAATGGTCTGGGTTACGCACACCAGATAGTCCTTATTATTCTGCGTATAGCCAACACACATTTGGCAGAGCAGCGGATTGTTTATTTACAATTCCGTCAGAAAATATTAGACAAGATATTTTAGCAGATCCAACACACCGTGATTTTGAATTAATCGGAAGTCTCGAACTTGGGGTAAGTTGGTTACACTTTGACGTTCGTAACTGTGATCGTATTATGACTTATTACCCATGATATGTTTGAATATGAGATACAGAGGCTAACAGAAAAGTTTTTAATAGTGGGAGAACCACTATACCTATCAACATTTTTCACCGTCGGCGGAAAGAAAGAAATATTTAAGCAATTGCAAATGTATCGTAAAGATGTGTTTGATAACAACGAACGAATCATTATAATACAAGATTGTATTGATGAATATAGATTTAGAGACCATCCAGGACAAGCTCTAACATTCATACAAGAATCATTACAACTAATTGATATATCGAATTTTTTTGTATTAGTTGTTACAGGGAATTCTAATATTAAAGAAGAATTAGAATGGTTACAACAACATTGTTCTACAGACCATAATCCTATACAATCTCAACTAATAGATGCACCCTATGAAAAAATAACCCAAACACGAGATACTTTCTGCATGTTGCCGTGGATTCATTTATATTCACAATCTGATGGCGCACTTAATCCTTGTTGTACAGCAGATTATACAATTGACATGGGTAACATTAAAGATCCAGAATTCTTTAATAATAAGCAAGCAACTAATCTAAGATACGAAATGCTAAATGGGTATATACCTAAGGTTTGTAACAGATGCTTCCGAGACGAAGATAAAAATCAAGTTAGTAGAAGGCAACGTGAAAATAATAGATGGGGAAAGTATAAAGAAGAAGTCGTTAGTAAAACCAATGATAACGGTTCATTGAATGAATTTACACCAAGATTTCTTGATATTAGATATAATAACTTATGTAACTTAAAATGTCGAACTTGCAGCGGAATGAGTAGCAGTAGAATTGCAGTTGAAGAAGATGAGTTGTTTGGAAATAGTTATCACAAAAATTTACCAAAAGTAAAACAATTTGAAATAGTCGAACAATACTTCAACAATGTTGACGAAGTGTACTTTGCTGGTGGTGAACCATTATTAATGGATGAGCATTACAAAACTCTTGATGCATTGATAGCCGTCGGTAAAACAGACATACAGCTTAGGTACAATACTAACTTTAGTATATTACAATACAAAGACAAGAATCTAATAGATTACTGGAACCAATTTAAACGAGTTCAACTTGGTATTAGTATAGATGGTGTTGGTGATCAACTTGAGTATTGTCGCAATGGCGTATCCTGGCATAAAGTTGAATCTAATTTAGAAGCACTCAATGAATGCCCGCATGTATTAGTTAAAGTTACATCGGTTGTAAGTATTCTATCTATTTTAAGTCTAATAGAATTGCAACATAAATGGATCTCAGAGAATAAAATAGAACCAGAAAATTTTATAATGAATGTAACATTATCGTCAACAGAATATTTATTTGACACGTCTTATAATATTCAAATGTTAACACTAAAACAAAAGAAAGAAGTCTCAGCACAAATAAGAAATCATTGCGAATGGTTAGAATCCATTGGTGCTGAATCGTTAGTCGAAAAGTGGAAAGATATTAGAACGTATATGTTTGCAGAAGATAAAAATTATCAAATTGATCAATTCAAAGACATTCATAATATGCGTGACAAATATCGTAATGAGGATTTTAATAAGGTATATCCAATGTTTGCAGGATTATTTGATTAATGTTGTTAAAGATAAATACTACATTATGGATATATCAAAAAGTCTTTTCAATTTATTAGTTGGTAAAAACTTCACAATTAAAACATTAGATGCCAAAGGCAAGCCAGTTCTTAGCCCAGAAGAAGCAGAAATGTTTTCTTTTGATTATGAAGTAGGTAGCAATAACTATGGCACAGTAGTTATTCTTTTAAATGATGAACAAGCATTCGAAGTTTACTATGGTGATAACGTTGGTAAACGTATGGAAGAAGGTGATAAAGGAGATTGGTATGATTTCTTATATCATTTAAGAATGTTTGCTAAACGTAACTTATATAACTTCTCACTTCGTAACATCAACCAATTAAAATATTCAATGCAAGGTATGTCAGCAATCAAAGAAGGTTTATTTGAAGGCTGGAACGGTACAAGCAAAACATCATATAACAACAAGCGCGGCACAACACGTTTAAAAATTCAACATAGTAAACAGATGCACGAAGGTGATCAACGCTGGAGAGCCATTGAAAAATTATTTGTTGAAACTGCCGATGGTGAACGATTTAAACTTCCTTTTAAATCATTACAAGGTGGCCGAGCAATGGCACGCCATGTACAAGAAGGTGGTAACCCTTATGATGTATTTGGTGAACATATTGTTGAAATGGTTCGTGAGATTAATACGTTAAGTAAGTTTGTACGAGCTACTAAGAATATTACAGAAGACGACACACAGTATCCAGTGGTAGAATCAGGACGTTCTCGTTATAAAACATTACGTCAAAAAATAAAACAAGTACAAGGTAAACGCGGTTACCATAGTTATATCAATGACTGGTCTCCAGAACAAGTAGATGATAAAGAAGAAGTTGTAAATGAACTACGTGGTCAATTTACACAACAATCGTTAGACACACGCATCGAAGAAGCATTGCCTATATTAGCCAAAATACAGGATAACAACATGAAAGAATTAAACGAATTTGAGAACTGGGCAGATCAAGTTACAGAAGGTACTTGGGCAATTCCAGACACTGAGCAAAAAATACAAGAATTAAATCGCATTATGGGTCAAACACTTGAAGTTGGTATTGATGCTGAAAATGCAACTAATGTATTATACGATATTATAGGCGATGATGATCTATTTGATAGCCTAGAAGAATTAGCACAGAAAAATCCACGTGCAGATGCTCGTCCACTTATTGTTTCGTGGATTAACGCAAACACACATGATGAAGCTATTCAACGTGTTAAACAGAGTATGTCTCAAACAGAGTCAGATGATGTAAACGAAGCAGCAGAATCACCTTTGATGAAAGTAATTAAAGGATTTAAGCCAGTGGAAATTCAAGCATGGTTAGATGGAAAAGTTGCTCCAGAAAACGATCAAATTACAAGAGCTATTATGCGTGTAGATGCTCGTCCATCATCACGTGTAGAATTTAATGCTAGTAATTATCGCTCACAAGCAGCCGATCAAGTTCGTAAATATTTAAAAAGTATAAACGAAGTTAAAGACATTGACACAGGTGAAGAGTGCAAACCAGAAAAACGTGATCCTATGTTAGAAATGTCTAAGTTAGCTGGTCTTGAAGAAGATACTGTAATGGAAAAAGTTAAAGTAGAAGAACCACTCGATGGATGGAAACGCTCTGTAGAACGCGAGTATCCGGACGTACAATTTAGATTACGTCAAGACGGTGATACTGAAGCATTTGTATTAGGTGGCGCATTTAATACAGAGATTGCAGTAGGTGATTATATGGCACAAGGTGGCTATGGTTACAAATACGATAAGCCGAATGTACGTGGTCGTAAAACTGCAAACGAAGAACAAATAAACGAAATGGGTTCTAGTGTACAAGAAAAATTAGAAGCATTAAAACTGTTAATGTTAGACCCAGGATTAGATAAAGAAACTAAATTAGAAATCAAACGTAGATTTGCTGAATTAAGAGCAGAATTAGCAGCAGGTAATGTTAACGGTGTGACAGAAGGGTTAGATCAGCTTTTAGAAACATATAAAGCATCTGTTGAATATAGAGATAAAGATGGACGCTTCTTAGTATTGTTTGATCAAAAAACTCGTGCATACATTGTTAAAGGTCAAGGCGATTATAGAATGGAAATTAGCCCACAACCGTTTGACAAATTAGATGATGCTATTCAACATGCAGAAATGGAAATTCAAGGTGCTGATGAATACTGGAACAATCTTGACGTTCCAGACTTAGAGCACGACATGGATAGAGATGATTTCTTTAGCGAAGCAGCACCAACTAAATTAACACCAGTTCGTAAAGTTGTAGCTCAGGTGTTAGGTGATAAGTTTACTTGGGAGCCTGGGTACAGTAAATCGTATAAGAACACCAGACGTTCAAAAACACAAAAAGTTGACGATTATGTATTAAAAGGTGTTAAAGTTGATGGTATACCAAAAAGTAAAATAGATTTCTCTGCCAACGAAGGTGATAAAATGGCGGTAGCTCTTAAGAATGCATTAACACAAGCTGGTTATGATATTTACGATGATTTATTAATATTCCCTCATCAAATTATGTTCCAAGTTAGAACACCAATTTCTGTAAGTGAAGAAATTGTAAGTCTTGATGATTTTCACAATAAAGAAGGTTCTACTTACGAACCAGGTGATTACAAAGACGAACGTACTGGCGAAGATTATAAATGGATTGATGATGAGACTGGTGAGTTATTCTTTGACAAACCAGAAGATACAGAAAACGGACATAAAAAATTAAGTTATAAAGACTTTGTCAAAGGAGCCCGCAAGTCTAAACCATATGGACTTGATGCAGTAGGTATCTTCGGTGACATCGCAGCTGGTGGTGGTGACCCAATTGATTACTTAATGACTATGAAAGGTATGAGCATGGAAGAGATTGATGCGTTAGCACAGTCGCAAGGATTTGATGATGCTTATGATTGGGCAGAAAGTTATCAAATGGAAGAAGCAAAAGGTGATAGCTTTCGACGTAAGTTTAACAAAGCAATGTTTTGGGATTACAGCAACCCAAAAGAAATGATGCAAAAACTACAAGACTATGATGATGATACATTAATGAGTTTGTTAGGCAGGCCAGAAGATGATGAAAGTACATCTGGTAGTCCTCGCAATGCACAAGTTAAAATGATTAAACGTGAATTACGCAGACGCGGTCACCGTGACTTTGAAAAGTACATGACTGATGATGTTAACGAAGCAATGGATGATCCAGCGGGTGAAATCAACTTACCACCATTCTTACAAGAATTCTTATCTAGTGTATTGGGTGTGTATTGGAAAGCAAACGGACAAGGTGGTCCGCGTATGGGTTCTAGCACAGAGTTTGTTTATACAAGTCATCCAAGTGCTGGCCCAGGTAACACAGAAGCAGCATTAAAACAGAACAAGTATGTAACAGCAATGACTCGTAACGGAGATACAATCACCGGTGACATTAGTGGTCCTAATATGGAAGATTATAGATTCCAAGTTAGTTATCGTGGTCAAAGTTTTGACTTGCATCAATCTTGGCAGTTTTATGATCAAAACAAAAATGAATCTGTAGAAGAAGTAGTTACAGAAAAAGCACCGCCAGGAATGGAAAAATGGATTAAAGACCGTAAGCCAGAATTTAAGAAACGTTACGGTGATAAGTGGCAAGAAGTATTATATGCTACAGCATGGAAACAACACAATAAAAACGAATCGTTAGAAGAGGCAGCAGAATCACCTCTTATTAAGGTAATTAAAAACTTTGATCCTGACCAAATCCAAGCATGGTTAGATGGTAATGTAGACCCAGAAAATGATGAAATTACACGAGCACTTATGAAAATTGATGCCCGACCATCATCTCGCGTTGACTTCAATGCTCGTAACTATCGTAGCCAAGGTGCTGACCAAGTTCGCAAATACTTAAAACGTGTTTCTGTTGAATCAGTAGAAGAAGATGCAGAAGCAGACGCAGCAATTGATCGAGTTCGCAACCTAGCAGGTTTAAAATAAAATTCAAAAGCGGCTGTAAAGGCCGCTTTTTTTTGGTAAAATTAAGTTTGACACTAAATAACTTTATACGTTATACTGTTATCAGTTAGCGTATTTTTGTTCGCAGCATCGGAAGAGATGTATGCGTTCTAGGCTAATAAAATTAAGGCATAGTACAGGAGAAAAAACAATGGCATCTTTAGCAGATATTCGTGCTCGTTTAGCAGCACAAGACAACAAATCACAAACCAATTCAGGTTTCAAAGGCGACAACGCAGTTTACCCACACTGGAATATTAACGAAGGCGATACAGCAGTAATACGCTTCTTACCAGATGGCGACACTTCAAATCCATTCTTTTGGGTTGAACGTCAAGTAATTAAACTTCCTTTTGCAGGTATCAAAGGCGAAGAAAATAAACAGGTTGTTGTGCAAGTACCTTGCATTGAAATGTGGGGTGAGACTTGCCCGATTCTTACAGAAGTTCGTACCTGGTTCAAGGATAAATCACTTGAAGACATGGGTCGTAAGTATTGGAAAAAACGTTCATATATTTTCCAGGGTTTTGTACATCAAGATCCTCTCAAAGAAGAAGAAACTCCAGAGAATCCAATCCGTAGATTTATTATCTCTCCACAGATCTTTACAACTATTAAAAATAGCTTAATGGATCCAGAGATTGAAAATCTTCCAACAGATTATGACGCTGGTCTTGACTTCCGTATCAACAAAACTATGAAAGGCGGTTATGGCGATTACTCAACATCAAGTTGGGCTCGTAAAGAAACAGCTATTTCAGCAGAAGAAGCTGAAGCAATTGAGAAGAATGGTCTTTTCGATCTTAAAACATTCTTACCAAACAAACCAAGCGAAGTAGAGCTTAAAGTTATGTTTGAAATGTTTGAAGCATCTGTAGATGGTAAAGCATACGATCCAGAAAAATGGGGTCAATACTTCCGTCCAGCAGGTATGCAGGCTCCAGCAAGTTCTGATAGTAAACCAGCAGAAGCAGAAGCTCCAAAAGCAGAGGAATCAGCTCCGGCTCCTAAGCCAGCAGAAGATACTCCTCCATTTGAAGTAGATACAGCGGCTACTAAGGTTGAAGAACCAGCAGAAGAAAAAGCTGAAGGTTCAAGCAAGGCAGAAGACATCCTTGCAATGATTCGTTCAAGACAATCATAATAACTCCAATTTAGTATGGCAATTTACCTACACCTCTTAATCGGGGTGTAGGATTTTTACTTTATGGAGAATATTATGAATGACAGAATTATTATTATATGTAATAATATCAATATCAGTTGGACAAATAATATATAATATTATTAAGAACTAGGAGAATATTATGACGAAACCGTTCGACGTTTCAAAATTTAGAAAAGATATCACTAAGTCAATTGACGGACTTAGTATTGGATTTAACGATCCTACAGATTGGGTTAGCACAGGTAACTATGCGCTAAACTATCTTATCAGCGGAGACTTTCACAAAGGTATTCCGCTAGGCAAAGTAACAGTATTTGCTGGTGAATCTGGCGCAGGTAAATCATATTTTGCATCAGCTAACATTGTAAAGAATGCACAAGAGCAAGGCATTTTTGTTGTATTAATTGACTCAGAAAATGCACTAGATGAAGCCTGGCTTCATGCACTTGATGTAGACACAAGCGAAGACAAATTACTTAAATTATCAATGTCAATGATTGATGATGTTGCTAAAACAATTTCAACATTCATGAAAGACTACAAATCACTAGACGAAGAAGATCGTCCTAAAGTATTATTTGTCATTGATTCACTAGGTATGTTACTTACACCTACTGATGTTGATCAATTTGACAAAGGTGATATGAAAGGTGACTTGGGTCGTAAGCCAAAAGCATTAACAGCATTAGTTCGTAACACTGTTAACATGATTGGAGCCTATAATGTCGGCATTGTTGCAACGAATCATACATACGCATCCCAGGACATGTTTGATCCTGATGATAAAATTAGCGGTGGTCAAGGTTTCATTTATGCTAGTTCTATTGTTGTTGCTATGCGTAAACTCAAACTAAAAGAAGATGAAGATGGTAATAAGATATCAGATGTTAAAGGTATCCGTGCCGCGTGTAAAGTAATGAAAACACGTTATGCAAAACCATTTGAATCAGTACAGGTTAAGATTCCTTATGAAACTGGCATGAATCCTTACAGTGGCCTAGTCGACCTGGCAGAGAAAAAAGGGCTTCTATCAAAACAAGGTAATCGCCTAAAATTTGTAGTACGTGAAACAGGTGAAGAATTGTTAGCATTCCGAAAAGCATGGGAGCGCAATGATGATGGTTTGCTTGATAAGTTAATGCAAGATTTCGCTTTTGAAGATGAGATGATAAGTAATGAAGCAGAAGATACTGCTGAACTTACAGAGGAATTAGAAGAAGTATGAACGTAGATACATTTGCAGAACTTTGGGAAGCAATGCGCCCGCATTTTGCTGGCGGTTATGACAGCGCAGCGGAAGACTTTGTTACAGTATTGTCAGACCATGGCGTAGAACTTGAGGATTTTCGCGAACATATATCAGATTCAAATCTTGTTAAAGCATTAGCTGAATACGTCGAAGTTAACGACGAAGATATTGAAGATGAGTTTGCAGACTTTCACGCAGAAGATTATTAATGTGGTATAATAAAGTAACACAAAACCTAGCGAACATAGCACCTTTCATTGATCATTATAATGATGAATTACAAGAAGCTAAAAAAGAAGTTAGGGTCAACGGTAACTTAGAGACCAACATCAAAGAGTTACCGGGTGTTACTGAACATCGTTATAATCAATTACAAGAAATAGAAGCAGTATTAGAATTTTTAAACAAAGAATTAAGACGTATCAAACATAAACATTATAAGAAATACTTAGAAAGTTATGGCAGGGCATTAACAAGCCGTGACGCAGAAAAGTATGCAGATGCCGAGGATGAAGTAATCGACTTTGAAATGATTGTCAATGAAGTTGCATTATTGCGTAATCGTTGGTTAGGTATAATGAAAGGGTTTGATGCAAAACAATGGCAAATGGGCCATATTGTGCGATTGCGTACAGCAGGAATGGAAGATATTACATTATAATGTTTGGATCAGATGAAGACAGTCATAATCATTCTCTAGAGGTGTTAAACATACTTGAAGGGTATAATACATTTATGGAATCCATTGACACCTTGTGTGACATGGGTTGCGGTAATGGTAGAGATTTAGAATGGTGGGCAACTAGAACAGTTGAAGATGATACTGGCCGCAATATTCCACTTAACATTAAATGTACTGGTGTGGATCTTAAAGAAAAGATTTCGATTGCAAGTAAGTATGAAAATATAGAATACTTAACACATAATATGGAAGAAACTATATCTAATCGTAAATTTGATATTATATGGTGTCATAATAGTTTTCAATATGTTACTAATCCACTTGAAACATTAAAGAAGTGGTGGTATATGTTAACCGACGGCGGAATGCTTGCGTTAGTTGTTCCATCGACAACAGAAGTACAATATAATAAGTTACATTATACTCAACCTGACTACCATTATTTTAATTATACTATTCCAGGATTGCTTCATATGCTTGCGGTAAATGGGTTTGATTGTGCATTTACTCATAAAGATACAGATGATCCTTGGATTAAAATGGTTGTTTACAAAAGCGAACATGAACCAATGGACCCAAAAATCACACGCTGGTATCATTTAGCAGAAAAAGAATTACTACCAAAAACAGTGATTGATAGTATTAACAAGCATGGCGAAGTTTGGCAAGAAGAACTTACATTAGAATGGCTTAATCATAGTTTGAAATGGTATGGCTCGGATTAAGTGCGAAAGAATACATTTTGAATAAATAAGAGTATAAAATTTTATTTAAACATAAGGAATCGATTACTATGTCTTTAAGAACAGTTAGAATGATAGGCACAGCCTATTCAGAAACCGGTGATGTAACATTAAGTGTGTTAGTCAACGGTCAAGAAACACACGGATTAACAGTTCCAACACATGCAGGTGAGATGCCAGCATATGATCCAGATAATCCAGCACCACTGGAAGTATTAATGACTTTTGGTGTGGATCATACTGAGTTTGCAGCGGGATCATTACCCGTCGAGATTAGACCAACTGGCGGTGACATTATTTTTGCATACTTTGATATGAACTATCTTCGTCCAGAGATTTCTGGACCAAACACTTCTTATACAATAATTAATCCACCAGCAGATACATATCGTGATGTTAATTCTAATTCATTAACAACAGACGGTAAAGAGAATGTAATGGTTGATGGTGTTGCACAAACTCGCGAAGCCACTGCTGAATTAGTAGGCGATTGGCATTATACCGTAAAAGATGGCGAAGTTATGACATTAGATTATATAGTTGATGATGTTCCGTACATACAGATGTTTGAATTTACAGGTGATGGATTAACAACTACATTTACAGTTTCTGGACCATTTGATGGAATTTATAAAGTTGGCATAGATGGCGATTTTACTGCTAGTCCAAAAGCTGAAAGAACATATGATTTACCAGGAAAAACAATTACATTTGCTACTGCACCTGCAGACGGTGCTGTAATTCATGTTTTTACTACAGCAGATTCAACAACTCCATAATTATTAATTTAATTAAAAAATAGGGCATCAGTTGCCCTATTTTTTTGACTAAATATTCTTAATGCATGAATATCTTTTCGAGACATTAAAACTTGCTGATGTGGATTGTATTAAGTATAGTCTAAATCAGGCCCTATATAACTGGCACGTTTCACCTGCTGGACAATTCTGCTCCGAAAATGCAATAGACTTACACTACACTTCATATGACAAAGATTACCTATATTTCGTTGAAATTACAGGAAAAATGACAAAAGATCATTATCTTTTTTATAAACTTATGCAAAATCAATGACTTATATCGCCTGATTTTCGCAAAAAAAGGTTGACCTTTTGGCTCAGATCTCCTATAATATGCACATAGTTAGGAAAAAGGAGCACAAAATGATCGAAATGCTTACATACATATTAATTGTATCCACAATTTTAGCAGTAGGTTGTATGTTTGAAAAGGTTATGCTTGCTCTATTTCCGGTTGACAATTCATAAATTATCAAATATAATTCACTTATAATTAATAAATTGGAGTTCAATATGGGATTTGTAAAAATCTTAAACGGTACTTACAGAGGCGAAACTGTAAGTCATCAGGAATTTGAATTAGTTAAAGATATCACCCACGGTAAGAAAGGTTCCTTTATTACTGTTAAACCAAATGAAACATTTGGTGTTGGTCGTAACACTCTCCGTATTACCGTTGAAGAAGGTGATTACGAAATCATCGGTGCTACTCCTGCAAAGGAAGAATCCGATGAAGAAGTTATGGATCGCATTGAAAACCGTTTCAGCATTCTGGATGACATGACTAAGGCTTCTATCGACGGTAATTGTCGTGCAATGATTGTTGTGGGTCCTCCAGGTGTTGGTAAATCATATGGTGTTGAACGCCAGCTCGAAAAAGCATCACTTTTTGATCGTATTCAGAAAACTAAACTGCATTACGAAGTTATTAAAGGTGCAATGACTCCAATTGGACTGTATGCTACTCTGTACAATTACAGTGACAAAGGTAATGTTCTGGTATTTGATGACTGTGATAGCATTTTGCTTGATGACTTGTCGCTGAACGTGCTGAAAGCGGCACTGGATTCAGGTAAACGTAGACGAATCTACTGGAACTCAGATAGTTCATACCTGCGTAAGGAAGGAATTCCGGACAGTTTTGACTTTAAAGGTTCTGTAATCTTTATTACTAACCTGAACTTTGACAACCTGAAGTCAAAGAAACTCCAGGATCACTTGGAAGCTCTGCAATCACGTTGTCATTACATTGACTTGACTATGAATACCATGCGCGATAAGTTCTTGCGTATTAGACAGATCCATCGCACTGGTGATTTGTTCCAGCATTACTACTTTAAAGGTGATGAAGGCGATCAGGTCATTGAGTTCATGGAAGAAAACAAACATAATCTCCGCGAAATGTCATTGCGTATGGCATTGAAACTTGCGGATTTGATTAAGATCAGTCCAGACCGCTGGAAACACTTAGCGGCAGGAACTTGTTTGAAGAATAGTTTCTAATGTTTAAGTCCGTTATCATAATGTTAAGCCATTGTTGAACTCCCTTAGGCATTAACTATTTAAACGGCAAAGCACAAGTTGAAAAATACTTGTGCTTTTTTTTATTTATGCTATAATTAATAGATGCGAACAGCCACATTAATTATAAAAGACGAAGTAAACCTAAAAATAGCAGGACTAGATTTAGACACTAGAAAGTACCTAGTAAAGAAATTCAAATACGAAATACCTTACGCAAGACACATGCCAGCAGTAAAATTAGGACGCTGGGATGGTAAGGTAGCCTTCTTCCAACTTGGTGGTAGTACCTACATTAACTTACTACCAGACA